ATATATCGTTGATTTCAAAATCAGTCCCCGCTGTGCCATCTATTCCTATTCTAAAACTATTACAAGTAATAGAACCTGCTACTGGTTTTAATTCTGCACATACCCAATCATCTGTACCAACAGTGCTTGAATGAAGTGGAGTTGTACTATCTGTTGCATTTGTACTTGAACCATCAGCCCCAGTTCTATAAAAATTAGAGGCAGGTATAATCCCATCCTTCCCATACAGAACTGTCACCGCAGAACCGTTTCCTTTATATGACATATATACTTTTTTAACAGATTTCTTTTGACTTGGAGAACCAAAGTCTATATCTTTAGTAATAATTTTAGGTAAAGTTTGAGATGCCTTATCATTCCATTCTACTAACGCAGACGTAGAACTTCCATCGTGAGTATGTAAAATTAATTTACCATCAGAATCAACTGCAAAATTTGTTTTATTAGTTTGACTAAAGACTCCGACTCCTTTAGTCCAACTTTTTGTTATCATATCATATATATATGCATCTCCCGCTGGTATACAATCTGGAGTAGCGTCATCATCTAAATCCTCACTCCAAGCAACACTAACTGTTGCTGTAGTATCATTTGTAATTGAATCCACTATTCTTGTTTCCTCATCAACTAGAATACTATCTCCTATATAAAGCTCTGAGAGAAATTTCGTTCCAGTGCCAGGAACAGCTGTGTTTGCTCCTGTTACATTTATTGAACCAGTAAGTGTAAATGATTTTCTAGAATCCCTTACTACTATAATTTGTTTCTGCCTTGCATTATATCCTACCAAAGGTTGACCAATGAAACTTTCCCACGTTGTCTGCTTAATTAATGGTCTTCCATCTTTTAAAAGTAAATCATGTACCCTTTGTCCGTCATAATGATAACACCCATTCTTATTAGCCCACACTATTCCATACTCTGTTTTAAATACAGATGACTTATGAGATACTCCTCTATATTCTAACTTGTCTTCTAAAAATTCTACATCTTGAGATGCATTAATAATATATAAACTTTTTTCCTTAAATTGTAATATCCTATCATTGTACTCCATAAGAGCGATTATACTTTCTCCATCATGAATAGCAACATCTACGCTTTCAGATATTGGGAATATATCAAATTTATTTGGGAGGCTTCTCATCATTTTATCTGGGAATGATTTAGTAGAACCATCTTCAAAAAAAGTTTTTACGTTTCCTATATATACACGCCTATTTGCGACACAAGACGTTTTCCATAATGAATGAATTGATTTTTCATCATGACTAATCCCAGTCCTTGATTCATATGTTATTGCAAGCTGAGGTTCTAAAACATCTAAAGATTTAATCTGAAATAAATATATCCTATCACTACTAAAATTTTGATTTATAACAGGTCTTTCTACTCCAGAAAATGTAGCAATAGCCTTTCCTTTAACAAAATCCATTTCAACCTGTGGATACCATTTTTTATCATTTAGCCTTTTCATATACATAACAGCACCAGTTATTCTTTTATTCCATGTTCCACTATCTATATCTCCAGAGTCATATTGACAAAAAATACATATATCTGGAGATTTTCCTCCATTCGCAGACGTATAATTAAAAGATTTTGTTTCTGGAGAATCTTTTTGACCACAAACTGTAATAAGACTTTCTTGATTCCCATCGTAAATTAAACTCATTCCTACTTGCCAATCTGCTCCCCATCCAAATCCTTCAGCTGGAGCTGTATCTGGCTGTTTTAATGCAACATGGAAACCAGGAGCTGAATTACCTAGAACTCCCACATGACTTACATAATCGGAGCCCCCATCAGCATATGTAGCAGAATTTACTCTTATATCCATTATTACATTTTCATCTATGGCTTCTACGACTAATGATAGTCTCCAAGAGTGAGAAGCACCTACTGATACTGCAGCCCCAGCATCGTCAACACTAATAACATGCTGTCTTGTAGTCGCACCTTTCCCTGCTTGAACGGTCATTGTTCTTGTTATTAAGGTACTGGGAGAACCTGTCCCATCTCCATTTAATCTATAAAGAATTAATTTATATCTCCATTCTCCATCATTGGCTGTTTCTGATTCACTACTTACCGTAACATCCGCAGTAACTCTTTCTAGATTAGTTACTTGTGTTCCAGCATCCCCACCAGTAAGAGTCCCAGGCGTAACATCCGCACTCACAGTTTGAGCTGTGGATGAAATTAAAAGCGGAGCCCCAGATGAACCTGTCTCTACTTGTTCATTAGCTGCAGTTGCTTGAACTTCACTACTATCAAATGTAGAAGAAGAAGGCTTTTCGGTCTTTACTCCTGTTATATCATACCAATCAGAATTTATTGTACAACCTGCGTATGCAGCTTCCATCATTTCAAGATTGCCACTATCATCAGTTCTATTTGGGTCACCTAAATATTTATAAATATGAGGTGCATTATCATCTTGCCAATCTGTATCACATATTCTCAATGCACCATCTACATTATAAAAATCAATAGATGCATTTATGTCACTATTAGTTCCAGTTTTTTTTGTTTTAATTTGGTTAACTCCAAAATTAGAACCTTCTATAGAAACATCTACCATACTATCAGCACCAGCTGTTGTATCATTAACATCCGCTATTGCTATATAACTTGTTTGAGATTCAGACGGAGTTCCTCCCTCAGCCCCACTAAAATCATGGCTAAATGTAAATAATCCATAACCAGGGGTAACATCTGCGTCTAAATTAGCGGTAGCGGCATTTAATATACTATGAGCATTTGATGTCCCTCCTAGCATTCTGACTTTACCCAACTCGTTGACTGCCACATTTTCAGAGACAGCCAACTCGTTGTTTAGAATATCTCTGGGGTCAGCGTTATCATTAATCCCACCATGAAACTCATCTATTTTCCAGATTTGTTTTGGCATGCTAGAATGTTTCTAATAATTCTTTGACTTTAGCCCAGACTTCATCGTCTTTCTTTGACTTAGTTTGCTTAACGGCAACATCACCAATTAGTATTAGTAATCCAACCATTCCATGCTTTCTAAGTAAACGACCTATTATCTTCTTTAACATCGTCCCTTTCCTTATTATTTATCGTTCTTAGCTTTACCAATGTTCGCACCTAGAAAATTGACTACATCTAAAAGTATCTGTACAATCCTGTCGTCGCTTTTGTTTGGTGTAAGAGAGGCTAAAATTGCAAATCCACCAACTATACCTGCTACAGCTGATAAGATTTCCAAATAATTGCCTGTTAGTAAACTGACTACTTCACTCATATTAACTCCTATGTTAGTACTTACGAGATTTCCTTACTGCTTTACCAGTACGTTTCGCTGCTCTTTTAGCAGCTTGTTTCCCCTTCTTTGTATAGGGGAATTTTTTCTTTCCAACTTTAGGCATCTTACCTCCCGTTTATTTTACCCTTCAAATAGTTGATGTCATCTGTAACATCGTTTAATTCTTTTATTAAATCTTCATGTCTTCTATCTCTAATCTCATCACTTCTATTCCATCTATCAATGAGTTTAATTGATATATCTTCAATCTCTACTAATTTAGAATATAATGTTGACTTTAAAAAGTGAATCATTCCAATAAACAGTAAAACAATAACACCTATCGCTCCGTATTCTGCGTAACTCTCAATCATTCCATACCTTCTTTGTTGTTTTTAACCCAATTATCGTTAATAATAATACTATAACATAGGGTAATAATTTATGACCTGAATCACTAAGGATAAAAGCAACTAAAATACTAACTATCAATTTAATTCCAAGAATTAATATGTCTATTTTTTTATTCACCAATCAAGCTCCGAATACGGGTCCAACTTGGTAACAATATCTAGTAATTGAGATTTTGTACTGTCTGCGCCGTATTCGACGCTTCTAATATCTAAAAATGATTTAATATCATCCTTAGTATTTGAAGATGTTGGATAATCCTCCTTTGAAGTACATACTTTATTTATCATTTTATGTTTACCCACTTGGGCTCTGCCATGTACATTATCATATTTCTTCTTACACTCATCAGTATAAGATTCTTCTGCTACTTTAAAACTGTTAGTCTTTTTAACTATTGAGCCTTCAACAGTAACAAAATATGTATAAGATGATGGGTATTCTACACTTTGTGTTGTCCCATCTGTATACTTTCTAATTCTTGTAGCACCAGGTGTTGTATTTCGATAAATCCGAATATTCTCCCCCTGTGAACTTCTTCTAACAATCATTTACGTTTCATCCCTAATTTTTCCATTAAGGTCTTATTTTCAATTTCTAATTCCTCAGCGTGATGCTCCAATTCTTTTATATGCTCCGCCTCCATTTTCGCAACCTTAGAACTTAATATCACGACTTCCTCATGTAAATCATTTGTCGCTCTTTCCAATTCATTAAATTTAAATTGTATTTGATACCATGCACCCACTCCGAGAGCCACGGCAACCATGGCTTTAATGAGAAAAGCGACGCTAATATGGACTTGCAAATTTTCATTTATTGCCTTTGCCATTCCTCTGCCTCTATTTTAAATGTATCAATTTTTGTTGTATCTGGTACAGTATATATCCCAATCTTTTCTTCAAATTTGTTTACAGCAGGTTCTAATGTTCCTTTATCGTCTGCGATAAGTATAATTACTGCTATTACGCAATGTAAATAAAACCAAGCGTTCTTCAATTTTTCTTCCCCCAACTATCTGTTCTTTCTTGTGGAGTATGGTTAAAAGATTTAGTTCCTGTATTGCTATTACTTCCACCTTTATTCTCTCCAGTACCTCTTTGTCTACCTGAGTTATTCCCTCTTGAGTAAGGGTTCACATTGTAATTATAATATCCATAGGGATATAATTGATTGTACTGATAAGGATTATATCTGTAATA